TCCGGGAAAGTTGCCAGGCAGGGCGGCGTGTCCTCCTGTTTCTTGGGATACACCCCATAGACAAGTGGCACGTCGTGCGAGAAAAGCCGTTTGATTTGACTAGCCGTGGCCGTGATGTCGATGTCCCAGAGCATCAACTCGTCGCAATCCGAATACATGAAGTCGGCGCCAATCCGATTCATCGCCCGGTCCGCGTGCGAGTCCCCGCATGCCCTCATTTCGATCTCCATTCCCTGAAACGCGCTCATGAAGCAGGGGATTACGTCAATCGGCCCCATGCCGCAGCCATTGTGAGAAAGCGGGACGAAGACTTTCATACGCCGAGTGCTGCGAAGTCTTCCGCTGTCTTCACCCCATGCACCGCTGGCGCCCCATCGTCCACGGCTTGCCGCGCCCGCCCGCGCACATCCTCCGTCCACTCGCCATCGCACGAGAATGCCCCACGAAAAGTCATCAGATTGATTCCGCCTGTCTCCGCGGCCAGCCCCAGCCAGCGGTCAGGAACGCCAAGTTCCGTGTTCCCACCGGCCATGAGAAGACGGCGCCATACCTCGCCTTTCGCGACCCAGGGCGAATGCCCGAAAGTCTTGGCCGTGAACTTCGGGTTGCTACTGCTATAAACCACCGAGCACACGAGCGAATCGGCCGGCACTTCGTGAAATTTCTTGAGAACGAGCGTGTCATATTCCATCACGCACGCCTCGTCGTCCCATCCTGCCATAGCCATCGCGAAACTCAACCGCTCCAAGCACCCCATACCCCAGCGCTCTGACTGCCCCATCGGAAACGACCCTTCGAGGTAATCGTCCACGGGTGAGATGAGGTGGATGAGACTGAACGCGGCTTTCCAGTTCGGCATGTGCCTCGCCACAGCCTCCGCAGCCCCGCCATGCGCCAGGACGATCGCCCTCACAGGACTTTGACCTTTCGAATTCGGAGTTCCGCCTTGGCCAGATAAAGGTCAGGAGGATCGCCCTCCACGAGCACGCCTTGAGGCGTCAACGTGAGCTTCACCTTCAATCCGAGTTCCGTCATCTCGTCCTGAAGCTGCTTGAGTTGTTGCTGCGGTGTCACAAAAAGAAAAGCGGGGCTCTCAGGGTTGATTCTGAGAGCCCCGCCAAGGGCCAACTAAGAAAGCTACTGAATCTGCTTGGTTCCGATGACCGTCGCGGCCAGCGGGAACGCCGGGGAGTTGGTGCCGGTGACGGTCGGGACGAGAAAGAGGAACTTGCCCGCGGCAGCGCGCGTATCGACGCTGATCGATCCTGCCGTCGACGCATTGTTGCTCGTCGAGACAGTTCCGGCTCCGCCGGCGTTGGTCGCATTCGAGATATTGTTCGTCGCGGACGTGAAGGCGGAAATCGAAATCGCGCCGTCGCTGTCGCCCGCGGTCTTCACGCCGATCTGAACGCGCACATTGACCTTGCCGATGAATCCGGTCAGGTCGCCGATAAGCGCACCGGTGTTGTTGGATTGCGATTTCGACGTGAAATCGAGGTAACTGAGATCGTTTTTGGGATCGAGTGCTCCGGTCATTGGTCGGGATGGTTGCTGTCGTTGTCTCGGGCTTAGGCGGCTTTCTTTTTCACTTCCTCCGCTTGGTTGTTGATGAAGAGCAGGCGCGCGGTCTGCTTATCCACCTCGACGGTCTCCCCCTTCCTCCGGGGCACGCCGCGCTTGCCGTCGTTGACGATGATTGCGTGAGTAAGGGTGACGAGCATAAGGGAGATGGTGGTTACTGTGCGCCGGAATCAGTGGACACGATCCACGCCGGCGCGTGACGAAGTGCGATGTCGCAGAATTGCATGACGGTGGTCCGAATCTGGCCGGACGAATCGAGGGAGTATGGGTTCACCACCACGTCGATGCCCGCCCAAATGGCGTCGATGATTTCCTGCGGCACACCGAAGTAAACCAGGTTCGCATTCGTGCCGCTCGCCGGGATCTGATTGGACACATAGGAATTGTATCCATTGACGCGAGCGTCATCGCCCCAGAGGAAGATCGGGACGACAGAGGTAACACCGATGCCAGTCTTGGCCGTAGTCTTCCACTTACCCCGGACGGTGGGGCTCGTGAGAAAGACGGGGACTCCGGTTTGATCGGCATTGGCCGTGGCGAGATCAGTCTCGAATTCCACAACCTTCGCCCAAGACGGGGCGGCGCCGAAAGTCACGGTCTGCACGCCAGTCGTGTTCAGGATTCCCAGCGGTTCACCGGACACCCCGGAGCCGGTCAGGATGGCGAGGTCTTTCTTGATCGCCATGACGAGCGCGATGTCGTTGCGCACCATCGCCTCGACGGAAAGGGATGCCTGCGAGACGAGCTGCTTGTCGTAAGCGGTCTGCGCCACGAGCCGCTTCGGGCTCATTCCGATCTGCTGGAACTGTTGATCGCTTTCCGTGACGCTGCCGCCCTCGGCGAGCCAGTAAGCCGTCGCGCCGCCGCTCTGGCGCGGGATGGCCACATTACCCATCAGGCCGGAAAGCATCGTGGTCCCCAGCGAGGCGAAGAATTGCTTGTTGCGCAGAAGCTCAACGAGCGATCCAGCGAGAAGATCGACGCCGATGAGCGCGCCCGCGGAAGTGAAGTTGCCCGCGGTCAGGTTGCGCGTCTGGAGGCTCGCGATCTGCCGGACGAGATCAAGCTGCCGGGTGAGTTCGTTCGAGCCCATCCCGTGCGCCTCCTGCAGGGACATCCGCTGCACATCTTCCGGGATGAAAAATCCGTCGGCCCGCTTGCCGATCATCTTGGCCGTCGCGTCGCTGGCCTCCTTCTCGATGCCGTCAAGCGGCTCGCCCATACCCCGGAGATAGATCGCCCTGGACAGCGAGTAACGTTTAATCTCCTTCGGAGACATCCCGATTTCCGCGAGCGGCGTGTCGATCCGGGTGACACCGTCGAAAGAATTAAGGGCCTCGGCTCGGAATTCATCGTATTGCGCCTCCCCGTCCTTGTGCTTGTTCGCGATGAGCCGGGCGGCAGCCTTCCATTTCGGATTGGTAAGCGCATCAACCCAATCGTCGATCCGCTTGCAACGCTCCTTGAATTTCTTCACCGCGTCGCCGCGCTCGGCAACCACGTCAACGGTCGGTTTCTGTTCAACGGTGGGAATGGTTGCTTCGGGCATAAGTGCTGCGGGTTGGTTACGCTTGTGCGTCTTGTTAGTTGCCAAGTCAATTGGATTCTCAACCTGGATAGAGATTTCTCGGAGTTTGACTTCGCCCTTCTGCTCCATTTCGTGAGCGCGCGTCCGGCCAACCCCGACCGTTATATCGGCTGGGATCGTAACCATGCTTGCTTCGTGGGGCGCCCAACTGAATTCATAGATCGGCATTCCGTCCTTCGCGCCGACGCATGTCCCCTCATCGGTGATTTGATAGCCCACGGAGGTATCCTTCAAAATACCCTCGTCGATGCGAGTGCGATAGCTCTTCACGTCATCCGCATCGCTCAGCTTGGCTTTGACGTAGCATTTCCCGTCCTTGAATTCCGGGGCGCGAATTGTCCCAAGCTGGATGTCCCGATTGTGATTGAAGAGCAGCGCGGCTCCGGCGCGCAGGCGAGTCGAATCCATTGAATCCGGGGTGTGCTTCAGAACCTCAAGATAGTTCTCGTCATTCGCCCAATCGTAACGCTCGTAGGGGGTATCGCTGGAAATCGAAAGCGTCATTTCCCCATCGTCACCCATCGCGCTCTCCCCCATCCGGTAAAGCACTTCGGGAATCTTGATCGTGCGTTTGAGTGCGCTCATCGGGTTGGATAGTTGACGGGGTCGCGGTGAACGACTGGTTTCGAGATAGGTTGCCGGCGACGCTTAGTCAATTCTCGTTTCAATCCTGGATGCTGCGTTGTGCAATGGTCCCCGAAGCCTTTGCAGATGGCGCAATATTGGCTCTCGTGATGCGTGCTCATGGCTACACCCTCGCCGAACGCCTTGATTTCTTCGCCGGCTTTTTCGGTTTAGCGACATCGCTAACTTCGTCCGCATCATCCTCCTCATCCGGTTCAGTGACATCCTCCTGGGGCTGCAATGCCATCGGTGTTTCCGCCGTCGTCACGGAAGTCATCCCAAGTTGATCAATGAGCATTTCCTCGTTCGCAAGTTGGAAGAGATTCTTCTCGAAATCGATTCCGCGGTCCGCGCATTCACGCGTGCGGCTACTCAGCTTGTTCGCGATGGCCAGTGCGGATGCCTGATTGTCTTTCACTGGGTCAACTCCCTGCCATCGGCGACCCGCAAAACTCTTCTGGTTGAATTTATCGAACTTCGCCCTGGTGAACGGAAGCGGAATCTCACCCGTCATCAGTCCTTGATATAGCCAGTTCTCGAATAGCGGATTTTCGGCGCATTCGATGTCGAATTCCTGGATGAGCTTGAAGTCCTCGTTTTTATCCAGCTTTTGAAGCCGACCGGCCGAGAAATTGATGGCCCCGTAATCGTTCGCCATGGTCGAGTAATTCGCCCCGGACATGC